CACGTTTAAGTCCCCCATGGCCGGATTATCCTGGTTCAGCCGTGTGTAAATCGTCCACAGTGAAAGCTGTGGGTCAGATAAAAGGAGAAGCCTCATGCAAGCAGGCACTGCTGAGGTGCGGTCCCAGTGCAAGTCTGGGACATCCGATTGTCAATGTTCGTGAGATGGAAGCTCGCATTGGCAAACTCCCCGTTACAAAATCAGGGGAGCTGGCGATCCTTGGGCAAGGTACGCCGATGCCTGGTGTGGAGTGGCGCTGCTCCACGGCCGTTGGAAACGGCAGACTCCGGCGACGTTCACGTTGGGTGAAGGCTCTCCAAGAGCTTTTGGGAGGGAACGTTGGTGTCGTGGGCGCTCTCCGTGTGGGCAGGTGGTCTCCAGACCTCGTCCGCGCGCGGGTGCACCCCGAGACTCGCGTTATCTCCGCCATGGTGGACCACGGAGTAAAGTTCCTGGGTGGGGAACTAGTGCAGCCAAGTGGCCCAGAATCAGAAGAGACTGCTCCGGTCGTGTGTATGCACGTCAAAACTGTAGATGGTACTGAACACACCATCTACCCGGAGTTGGTATGCAAGCTGGCCTCGTTCGCTCTTTTCCGTCCGCGGAACGCAGCCCTGGGCCTAGTCCTTAGAAACCTCGCGTTGGACTGGGTTCGCTCCCGTCGCCTGAGTTGGGTGGCAGCAGCTCCGGGGCTTCCGTCGTCAATTGTTATGGGAGCAAAGGTGTCTACTTATGAAGATGCCGCGACCATATACGGGAATGATGCTTCTTTCGGGTGCCCAGCACTCTTCTCGACTCCTTGGAAGTAGGACCGCCTGGTGGAGGTGAGAGGGTATTGCTGTGGGGGGGATTACACCGATCCAATCCGCAGCGACGCCACACTGGAACTCACCAAAACTAAAGGCTGTCTCAACTCCAAGCGTTCAATGTACACTGCTTCTTTGTGCACACTTCCTGGCACCTGGGTGCCGAGTGTGCACGCCGTTTGTGAGCACAACGAGTACCGAGCCTTGGTCAGGCGTACTCTCGGGGCCACGCCCTTACCGGATGATCCTTGCTTGGGACACCTGCGCGCAGCTTTTCGTAAGCTGCGAGGTGTTGCGAGGAGATATGGCGGTTCTAGATGGTCCTACCTGGAGACGGCGCATTCTTATAAGGGTGCTATGCGTCGTCGGTATGAGGAGGCGGAAAGGTCGTTATCTATGGAGGGTCCGTTGGTATCGTGGGACTCTTTCATAAAGGCTTTTCTGAAGGCTGAGAAACGCAAGCCGTGGGATGTCCAAAAACCTAGGATGATCTTCCCCAGATCCCCTAGGTACAACCTGCACTTAGCGTCTTGGCTCAAGCCCTTCGAACACTGGCTTTGGGGAAACCTGAAGTCTGGGGCGATCTCCGCAATTGGCAATACCAGGGTTTGTGCGAAAGGGTTAGGACCTGTTCAACGAGCCAACCTCATAGTCCGGAAAATGTCCGGGCTGCGAGACTGCGTGGTTTTTGAGGTGGATGGCAAGGCTTTCGAAGCACATATCCTTGTCGAGCAGCTGGGTTTGGAGCATGGTGTCTATGACGCCGCCTATGGCGGCGACGCGGACCTCAAGCGAGCGTTGAACCAGCAGCTGTTGAACCGAGGCAAGACAACGTGCGGTTGGGAATTCAGTCGCGAGGGTGGTCGGGCTAGTGGAGACTTCAACACTGGTATGGGTAACTCCCTTATCATGTTGGCTATCGTCACAGCGTCTATGTCCTATTTGGGTCACAAAAAGTGGGACACGCTGGTTGACGGTGACAATGCTTTGGTCTTCTTGCCCGGTGACGACTACACTCGCGTGCGAGATGGATTCGCCGATGCAGCACGCTTCGTTTCAGGACACACCATGGTCCTCGAACATTGTGTGACAAAGCCTGAGTGTGTCACGTTTGGCCAATCGAAGCCGATCAAGACAGAGAGGGGCTGGAAGATGGTGCGGGATTGGAGAAAGGTGCTAAGCCAATGGACCTCCAACCATGCCCACCTTCACGAGCCTCGCTTCGCCCGTGAGTATCTCGCGGGAGTAGCACGCTGTGAAGCGTCTCTTGCTTGTGGTGTTCCGATTCTTTGGGCGTGGACCAACCACCTACTGAAGCTGACGGAGTCCGTGGGTCGTGTGCGGCAACTCGCGCTGCGCGACTATGAGGTGCTAGGGGTGGATGTTGAACACGTCCTAGCTCATCCGGCTGCGGCACAGCCACCGAGTTTGGAGACCAGGGCGAGCTTCTTCGAGGCATTTGGGATAATGCCTGATGAACAACTCGTGCTTGAAGGTCTCTCACGTGAGGCCGGGGTTTTCGTTGAACACCCGGAAACGTGGGATCGTGACTTTCAAGTGGCCTGGACCACTCGATGGTGATGGGTAGGTATTCGCCGACCTCACGGTGGTATTAGGAAGCCACCTGCCCTGCCGCTATAGTGTACATCCATCAGAACCCGCGCGTGGTCGTGTGACAACGGGCTAATGGCCCGGCAGGCCGCCTGTAAGACGTTGGGTTCATAATGTTGCAAGCTGCCGTGTTTCCGTCTGACGTGGGGTCGGCGGGTTTGGTGCTAGTCGTTGGTATTGCCCACACCGAACCAGGGGACCGCTCCTGGAAACGCTGGGCTTCCGCTCTCGAGGTGCCTTGTCCC